TCAGGCGCTGCGCAGGGGCTGCTGCGCTTCGCCTTCGGACACGAGCGCAAGAAGCCCGTCCCGCGCCGCCGTGAATTCGGTCCACAACGCCAGCGCGGCGCTTCGCGCATCGCCGCCACGCGCATTGACGGCGAGCAGCGCCGCGAGCCCCGGCTCCATGATCGCGGCGAGATCGTCCACGCCCCGTTCCGCGAGATCGCGCCGCCAGCCGCCGAGATCGCGCACCATGACGGGAAAATTACGCATGCCCGGTCCCACGGGCTCGGGCTTGACCCCGGCGAGCGCGGCTACCGCGGCGGCGGCATCGTGCAGCGCCGACCAGCGCATGCTCATCGCGCCTGCCGAGACGTTTGCCGCAGCCTGGCCGAAAGCATTGCGCCCCGCGCCCCGCAACGCACCATCGCCGGAACCGCCATTGCCGAAGGAAGTGGGTGTGAGGTCCATGGGATTATCTATGACCGGCGGCATTGAGAAATTGCTAACCGCGCGGCCAATACGCCATTTTGCGGCGGCAGGACCGTTTATGGGACTGGCCACGCGCCACGGGCTCTGCTAACCGCTCGCGGCCCGCACCCGTAGCTCAGCTGGATAGAGCGCTGCCCTCCGAAGGCAGAGGCCAGAGGTTCGAATCCTCTCGGGTGCGCCAGACTTTCCAACAACTTAGGCAGGTTTCGTCATCTCGTCGAAGAGTTGGTGTCACCATAGAGTCACCCAGAACGCGATCAGGCATTGCCAAGAAAGCGCTGCACGCCATCATCCTCGGTCAACGACTCCACCTTCGTAACAGTGCGCCGGATACCGAGCGGTCGGGCTTCCTCCCGTCCGCCCTCTGCTTCCGACTTGGGTTTAATTTTAAGCCCATGATCGTGGAGGTTGAAGTCGGTGTCGGCGTCGTCGGCGCGAATCCATTCCCCATCGGTGCCGCCCAGCGCCCGGTAGGTTTCCTGCGCACGGTCCACCATTGCCCTGCGCAGCCTCTCGTCGCTGATCGTCACGCTGCGCCGGCTGCCGTCCTTCCCTTCGATCTTCGGCGGCCAGACTGTCAGGCCGCGCCGGGAGGTGCGGACGAAAGCGCAGCCGTGGAGTGCAAAGCCATTCGCCTGGCAGTCAAACCACGCCAGCACGGTGCTTCCGCCTTTGTTCGGTTTCGGGTCGGGCACTCTGGAAAGCCCGGTGATCGTCAATTCACTCATGGTCACTTCTCCTAGACAAACATAAAGCCTTCGGGGCGTTGGGTCTCGTAAGGCGAGGGTCCGGTTTCGTTGGCGAGGATGCGCCCGACCGCCATCGCGGCGGCGACAGCGCCGTCGATCCGGCCGCGCGACTTTTCCTTGGTGAACTTCTCATTCTCGGCCGCGTCCTTCTCAGCCACAACATTGCCGAAGCACATGCGCAAGAGCGGATTGCCGCCGTGGCGGAAGTGGCCGGCGAGGATCGCCCGTTTCAGCTCCTTCACCGGCCCGGCCATGCTGGCGAAGCCCTGGCCGAACTGGTTGATGGTGAAGCCTTCGCCCTGAAGCGCAGTGCTGACGGCGGTAGAGTTCCAGCGATCGATCGCGATCTCCTGCACGCCGTAGCGCTCGCCGAGACCGACGACGTAATCGATGACCGCCGCGTGATCGACCACATTGCCTTCGGTGACAGTCAGGAAGCCTTCGTTGCGCCAGCGCACATAATCCGCACGATCGTTCTCCGCCTTCTTCGCCAGCCCGGCTTCGGGCAGGAAGAACATGGGCACCACGTCATAGCGGCGATCTTCGCCGTCGTGTTCCGCGAGGAATACGGCAACAACGGCGGTCAAATCCTCCACGCTGGAGAGGTCCACACCAACCCAGCACGGACGGCCGACCAGTTCCGGCACAGGCGTCATGGACTCGGCGGCATCATATACGTCCAGCGTCAGCCATGGGTTTGCCGCGCCTTCCTGCCACTGATCGAGATGGAAGCGGCGAAAGTCCGCGATCTCGGCAGGGAAGTGTTCGATGCGCCGCGCCTTGATCCGCAGCTCTTCGAGGGAACAGAAGCCGGCCGCGATCGCGGGGTTGGCAGCGTGCCAGGCGCTTTCGTCGCGCCAATCCGCATCGGGCGGTGCCGCGAAGATGATCGGGGCGAACGTGGGATCGTCGATCTCGCCGGACGCAACGCCGTGCGAGTAGTTCCACATATCCCAGGCAAGCCCGCCCTGACCTTCGCCGGCCGTGGTGATGATGACGGTGAGCGGCTGCGAGCGCTTCACCATCGAATCGGTGACGGTCTTGAACAGCTTGCGGCCTTCGGCGGTTGGCCAGGCGTGAATCTCATCGGCGAGGAAGAACGACACGTTCAAGCCGTGCTTCGAGTAGGCTTCGGACGATATCGCCTTCAGCGTGCTCTTCGTCTTGGGATGCAGCAACGTCTTGCGGCTTTCGATCGCACGCACGCGGTCGGCAAGAGCGTCGTCCTGAAGCACGAACTGGTGCGCGGAGTTGAATGCGATGCCCGCATTTTCCCGATCGGCCGCCGCCATGACGACCTGCCCGCCGGCTTCCGCCTCCGGGCCGAGGAAGTGGGCAAGACTCAGTGCCGAAGCGAGTGTCGTCTTCGCGTTACCGCGCGGAATCCAGATGCAGGCCATCCGCACCAGCCGATCGCCGGTTTCGGTGCTCGGGCCGTAGATGCGGCGGATGATCGCTTCCTGAAAGGCGTGGAGGTGGAAGGGTTCGCCTGCGAAGTCGCCTTCCCAAAGCTTCAGATTACGGACCAGGCGGCAGATGCGATCGGCGCGGCCTGTAGGATCAGGGTATAGCGCCGGATCAGGCGAGAAGATCGGCGTCCCAGCCATGGTTCGTTTTTCCTTCGTCTTTGCCCTTTACGCCCCGGCGGTGAGGCGTGAGCCCCAGCTCGGCGGCGAGAAGACGGGCTTCGCGCATCGCAGCGCTCTGCATCCGAAAAGCCGGATGCGGCTTCGGACCATTTTCGGTGTCGATCAGGCGGCCCTCGCGGCCCATGATCTCTTCGGTTTCGCGAACCATCCCGGCCGCGACACAGTAGCTTTCGAGCGTCGCCATCGTGTCGGCGGACAGCAGGTTGCGATCGTGGAGCTGCGGCGCGGCACGCTTCCACTCGGCCTTAGCCTGCGAGGTCAGCCACGATGGGGCGGACGGGCACTTGCCGCGCACGGTGCCGCCGTCGATCACGGTCAGTTTCGGCTTTCGGCCCTTCATCGCGAAAACCCCATTTGCGAGATTGTTGCGCGCAAGGGGAACGGGGCGGTACTATGGCGGTTGGTCAAAATTCGGACCCTCCCCCGCCCCTGTTCAGGTTCGGGCCGCGTTTCGTGAACGTCGATCCGTTCAGGTTGGAGGTGGCCGAGGTGAACGGCCGGTCGGGGCTGGCGATGCGGTTGCCGAAGCCGCCTTCCTCGCGCACGGCCTTGCGGCTGTTGCAGGCGCGGGTCATCGGCTGCCAGTTCGATCGGTCCCAGAACAGGCGCATGTCGCCTTTGTGGGCGATGCGGTGATCAACCATCTCGGCAGGCTTGCCGCAGCCGCAGGCGCAATGCTGGTTGCCGGGCAGCGCAAGGAACGCCTTGCTTTCCCGACGCCACTTGCTGTCATAGCCGCGTTCGGGCGCAGTCGGCCGGCGAGCATCGGCAGCGGCCTTGCGGATTGATGCGCAGACCGGGCAACGCCTGCCCTGATAGGGCGGGTGGCCAGCGGCGCAGTGCTTTGCGGGTGCCCAGGGCATTAGGGTTCCTGCCCTTCCGTGCTCAGTTCCTCGGCAATCAGTTCGATGCCAACGTGGCGACCGAGTTCAGCCGGCCCGGCAATGATGCCCAGCGTTCGCGAACCGATCTTGATCCGCATGGCGGTCGTGATGCCGTCGAGGTGGCGAAGCCGGATGCGAGCGGGGCGGCGAGCTATATTGATGCCATCGGCGATGCGTTCAGCCCGACTTGGAAGCACGTCCTGCACGTCGGCCCATACGGTCGCGAACGTCACCCATGTGATGATCGGCGTATTGTAAACCGGATCGCGGGTTTCCACGCGCTCTTCGATCGTGATCCGGGTGTCGAGGTCGCCAGCCCGCATGTCAGAAGGTCCAGGTGCGGAAGCCGCGCACGAAGTCTTCGGCACCGTCGGGCGTGTCAGTGATGAAGCCAGATCCGATGGTCACGCTTTCGCGGTGCTCGTAGAGGTGGCCGACGCGCATCTTGATCGCCGTGCGGATCGGTTCGGGCACGTCGTCGGGGTCGTCGCCGAAGCCGGCGGTAAAGGTGATTGCCACCGCGTCAGGCTGGTTACGGATCGCAGGCCAGCGTTGACCATAGGCCGGACGCACCTTCGCACCATCGGCACTGCCCAGACCGAAAGCCTGATACGCGCCAGCGTCGAGCGTTCGCGTCACGCCATCGGTATCAACATAGCTGATCGCGTCGATCGACTGGCACGGCGGCAGCGGGATCGCGATTTCACTGGCGAAAGCGTCGAGGGTGAGCGTCCATCTCTGGGTGATCAGGCACAGCCCAAGCAAACCGTCCCGGCCGTCGAGGCGCTGCGTCGCGGCAAGAATCATGTCGGCAATGGCCGCGTCCTCGTCGGTGTGATCAACGCGGATATGCGCCTTCACTTCGGCAAGCGTGACGGGATCGGTTGCCGGTGCGGTGTCGAGGGTCAGCATCACACAATCCCGACGATGCTCGATGCGGTCGTGGCGGCCATGACGCGCCTGGTCCGAACCGGGATGAAAGAGCCGCTCGGCACGCCCTCTATGTCGGGACCGGCGGCGACCTGGTGCTGCTCGCCAAGGACGACAGCGCGCCCGTCACGCTTGAGGGCGCGCACGAGCGCCGGCAGGTCACTATCCGCAGGGGTGATTGCGAAGAGCGAGCTGCCGGGCGCTTCGAGGCCGGGCGAATGATTGGAAAAGCTATCCTGCATCGC